ATGAACATCTGCGATGCAGCACACAAGACCGTGAAGGACTACCCAGGCGGCGCCGAGGCTCTTGCCACACGCCTGATTAGCGTTAACGACCGGGGCGAGGAGAAGCCTATGTCCGGCGCTGTGCTGCGCAACAAGGTCAATCCGAACAACGCGACGCACAAGCTGGGGTGGGAAGAGGCCAGCGACATCATGAGCCTTACAGGTGATCACCGCATGCTCGTAGCCCTTGCTGCTGAGCATGGTTTCGGCCTGCACCGCCTGGAGCTTCCGGAGGACGCAGGCTGCCTCACCAGCACCATCCTCGAGACGGCAGCGGCCAAGGGCCAGTTTGCCGAACTGCTCAATGAGTGCCTCAAGGACAAGCTGATCACCGAGAACGAGTTTGCTGGCCTGCAGACAGCAGCAGCGGCAGTGCAGTCGGCGCTGATTGTCTTGATGTCCCGCCTGCGCGAGGCCAAGGGCCAGCGGGAGGTCCTTTGAACGCTCCACGCGCGTAACTGCCTATGAGATCGCGGCAGTTAGACCGCATCGCCGCAGATTTCTGCCATCACGATTGCAGGCACACACAGCGAGGCTTAACGATGAATCACCCTGCACGCAACACTGACCCCGATACCAGCCACGAAGCTGCTCATCACATCGTGAACTCCGGTGCGCGCAAGGCTCAACAGCAGCGCGTCGCTGCGGCGGTTCGGCAGCATCCCGGGCTGACCAGCCGTGAACTTGCTGATGCCGCTGGCATGGACAGGCACATGGTTGCCCGCCGGCTGCCTGAGCTTGAAGCAGACGGCCACGTGGTTCATGGCGCTCCGCGCAAGTGCCGCATCAGCGAAATGCGCTGCCAGACCTGGTTGCCGGTACTGGAAGACAACGAGACGCCGCTGGCCGCCTGATATGGATCCTTTAGTCTCCCCCGACGTCGACCTGCGCGGCATGCCATTCATGCCGCTGGACGTTGCTCGATTGCGCGACAGCGAGCTGGCGATTATGGCGACCGGCGACGAGTTCAGAGCGGCGGTGCTGCTCTGGTGCGCCGCCTGGAATCAGTTGCCGGCAGCCAGCCTTCCCGACAGCGACCAAGCGCTGGCCGCATATGCCGGCTTCGGACGGGATGTTCGCGGGTGGCTGGGCGTGAAGTCGGGCGCGATGCGCGGGTTCGTGTTGTGCAGCGACGGCCGCTGGTATCACCCGGTCGTCGCCGAGAAGGCCATGGAGGCTTGGGCGGAGCGGCAAGAGTACCGCGCCGGCAAGAGCAATGAAGCCGAAAGGAAGAAGCGCGAGCGAGAGTGGCGAGGCCTGGCGTTCGAAGCCTTGCGCGGCGTGGGCCTGACTCCGCCCTGGAACATCAAGACCGGGGACCTGCGGAAGCTGCTCGAACGCCACAACCTTCAGGTCGCGCTGGTCGACCCCCGAGGGAACGGGAGAAACGCCGAGGGCGCGGACAGCGGCGGGGATTCGGACGATTCCGCAGACCCACCAGTCACAACCAAAGTCACACGACCTGTCACGGTGACAGGTCACGGACGTGTCACGGCTAAGACAGGGACAGGGACAGGGACAGGGATATCTACTCCAGATACATCACTGCAAGCCTCAGAGATTCCTGAGGGGTTCACCGCTGCGGGCTGGGCGAGCGTGCAGATGCGACGTGCCGGTTGCCATACCGCCAGCGCCAGCCATCCGGACCTGATCGCTGCCGTGGAGGCCGAAGGAGTTCCGATCCAGATGCTGGTCGACCTGGTCGAGGAGGGCAGGGCGCGCGCTCCGCCGCCGAAGAGCCTCTTCGTATGGGCCGTCGCCGCCGCGCGAGGCCGCCACGCTGCGGGCGCAAAGCCCGTCAATTCGAGCAACGGATCGAACCATGGAACACGTCGCCTCTCACCTGCCGAACGCACCGCACAGCTTGCCCTCGAAGGCGAACTCGCCGACGCCGCAGACGCCGTCAGCTTCGCAGGCACCGGCCACGGCTATGCGGACGCTCTGGGTGCGGATGGCTGAAATCTACGGTTTCAAGTGGTCCAGCGCGTACGGCGAGAACCCGAACGTCGGCGCCGCGGTCACTTGGGCGAAGGGTCTGGCCGGTTTGAGCGGGCGACAGTTGGCCGACGGCCTGGCAGCCTGCATCGCCAGTGCAGAGCCGTGGCCACCGACGCTGCCGCAGTTCCGGATGATGTGCCTTGGCATCCCGCCGTTCGACGCCGTGCGTGCCGACGCGGGCAAGCAGGATGGATTCACCCGGCTGGTGTGGCAGTACCTCGATGGCCATCGCTACCGGTTGGCCAGTGCCGACAAGGCCGACAAGCTGCTGCTGGCGGCCTACAACCGGGCCAAGGAGGCCGTCATGCGCGGCGCGGAACTGCCGCCGGCGCCAGAAGCCCACATCGCGCACGAGGTGGCTCGGCCGGCCCCGGCAACGCGCGACCAGGTGGCACGGCACATGGACGACATCGCACGCGAGCTCGGTATCGGCATGACAGCCGATCCGCACGTTGCAGCCCACGAAGAGACTATTCGCGACTCGGAGGGCGAGCGCCGTGCCGCGTGAACTCCCGCGCCTGGTTCTGCAGCTGCGCGATGCAGCCGAGCCTGTGTCTGAAGCGGGTTGGTACGTCTGCTACGGCTACGGCGAGAAACCACTGGTCATCTACGCCACGCGCGGACAGACGCAATGGCGACTGGGCATGCGGCTAGTGCCAATTACCCACTACGCAGGCCCCCTGACGAAGAAGGACGCAGCATGAGCATCGAAGAGCGGATCAAGGACATGACAACCGAGCAGCTGCGGGCAGAGATCCTTGCGATCGACAACGCCCTGCAGAGGATGGGCAAGATCGTCCATGACCAGACCACCGCCAATCAGGCCGCGTGGATCGAATGGCAGCACGGACGTGGCGCGGAAGCTGCAATGGGATGGATCCATAACGGGCTTTGGGGTCCTGGACTGATCCCCGACGAGAACGCGCCCTACGGAAAGGAAGCGCAGGCCTTCTACGACGCGAATTGCTCTGATCCGATCCAGGCGTGTGCATGTGGTCGCCCCAGCAACCAACTGTGGATGGGGCATGGCGCCTGCTGCAATGAGCACATGCGGGAGGCGATTGAAAAGCACAAGGAGGCTCAAGAATGAACCTCGAACAGATCGACACCAGCACTACGGCGGGGAAATTACTTCCCTGTCCCTTCTGCGGCAGCCACGATATCGGCAACCGCCACGTCGTAACCTACAGCGTGGACAGCAGCTATGACGTGTTCGGCTGCAAGGACTGTGGGGTCGGATTCGTGGATGGTAACGCTGAGGAATGGAACATCCGTGCCGACCTCGCCGGGGAGAAGGGCTGATGGACGCCATCGAAAAGCGGGCGCGGGAGCTGCTGGCTGCGGAGTTCAATCCCGAGGGGCGCGAGCAGTTCGAGCGTGGGCAGGCGGTGGTGGTCACCACGGCCAGCGCGCTCAACGCCATCATCGCAGCCCTCACGCCGCCCGAGGAACCGGACCAGGCGCTGCTGGTGAGCATGGCGATGCTCGTCTACCACGGGTTCGGCCTGCTGACGCCAGAACAGAAGCAGTGCCAGCTCCGCGAAATGCGGAAGCTGTGGGAAGAAGTCATGGGCCGAGGCTACTACTCGCCCGACAACCGTGAGCGCTACGTCGCCATGCTCGCCGCTCGCCCGGAGGTGCCGTGATGGTGGCCATTCGTCCAGAAGACTGGAAACAGCGCGGCGAGGGAATGATGACTCCCAAGCAGCAGCGCATGCTCAATGCCATCTGCGGTGACCTGGCCGAGGGGCTGTCATGGCACGGCCAGCGCCTGACCAAGGACGATTGGCGCCACATGGTCGCCGGCACGATGTTGGGTTGGCGCCTGATGCCGGCGATCGACCGGGGGCAGGGCGCCCCCGGAATGATCATGCTCGGCGGCTCAAGCCTGAAGCTCACCAGGTCGATGGCATGCGACGCGATCACTGTGCTGGTGCAGATCGGTGATCACCCGGAAGAGCAGGGTCTACGCGCCCAGCCGGTTCGCTGGTCCGATACCGTGTTGCTGGGGCTCGGGTTCAATCCTCACGATTTCTCGGAGGCTGCGTGAAACCGCGGCTACTGCGCATTACCAGCCGCCTGAGCAGCTGCTGCCTTTCGAACTGCTACTTGGGCGGGAAGAGTGAAAGTGTACGTCAGGAAAAGTTCGGTAAAGCTCGCGAGCTGCGCAATCTCGTCATCGCTGAGTTCATCGTCATCGTGCGCGCCCTGATTCCCATCAAGTCGGATGAGGTGCGCCCACTCCTTCAGGTCGTCCGTGAGCCTGCCAGCTTTATGCAGGGCGTCAATTCTTGGAGCGAGATTCTTCCCAGCCAAGTTCTCATCAAGCTGCCTTGTCGCCAGATCGAGTGCTTTGCGGTACATCGCAGCTGCGGCATCCGATTGTCCCCTCGAAGCATTATCCGCGCCCTGCAAGTAAGCCCTTTGAACAGAGCCCGGAATGCTGTTCGGAGCCTCTATTCTTTTCGGGCGAGGGTAAACGGCCGCGATCACAGCCCCCTGGTTGCTGCACTCGCGGTGAAACTCCCCATGGCTCTGGGTAATCCATGCATGGGTGGTGGACCCATACCGGGTAGCAACGCACACCAACTGGTTGCAAGCGTTGCAACGGAAAACGACTGTCGGATCAGTACCTCTCGGGGCGGAAGTAGCGACATAGCTCATCCCAACCGAGTCAGTCAAGCAGTGCGGACACGTATCAACGAAGGTGGTAGCCATGAATGAAATTACTCTCCAATCAAGATTGATTGCAATTGAGATGAGGGAAATAGATTCGAAGACCCCTATCCGCCTTCTGGAGCATTATGAACGATGCCCGGATGATCGGCGACTGGAGTATGTGGCCGCCTTGGCGGCTGCGCTGTGCGTCAGTGAGAAGCGGCGACGGGCGGACGCGTAATGCACGGAAACTACCGAGACAGGGACCTACTGGACCTGGCGTATCGCATTCAGTGCACGCTCCTCATCCCTGGCGTTTGCGTGGGCGGATACGGAGAGCCCTGCCACAGCAACCAGAGCCGCCACGGAAAGGGCGGGGCACTGAAGGCCCACGACTGCTTCTTCGCCAGTGGTTGCCGGGCCTGCCATCAGGAATTGGACCAGGGGCGGCGCTACACGGAGGAGGAGAAGGCCCTCATCTGGCAGGCCGGCCATGAACGAACCGTGCTCGCCATGTGGCAGGACGGACTGGTCATGGTGGCTGTATGAGCATCCGGATCGTGGTCTACGGATCCCCAGCACCTCAGGGTAGCAAGGCGTTCAAGGGCACTTACAAGGGCCGGGATGGGCTCATCCACGCAAAACTGGTGGAGGCGTCGAAGAAGGTTCGCCCCTGGCGGCAGGACGTGAAGCTGGCGGCCGAACAGCTGCGCGAGGCGCTGGGCCTTGCCGTGCTGGACGAGCCGCTGCAAGTCCGGATGACCTTCACGTTGCCCAAGCCGCTGAGTGCCCCGAAGCGCCGAAGGGTCTTCCCCAGCAAGTTGCCCGACCTGTCCAAGCTCGTGCGATCGACGGAAGACGCTCTGACCGACGCCGGCATCTGGCGCGATGACGCCCGGGTGGTGGAGTGCACCGCGGCGAAGCGTTACCCAGGCGAGGGGGTGGACGCACTCGATGCACCTGGTTGCGTGATCGAGATCAGCAGGGTCGAACCATGAGCCTCGCCGCCGCTGTCCGGTTCTGGATGGAAGAACACCCCGGCTGGCACCTCGCTGCCGAGATCGCCGATGGCATGCGGGCGTGCGGAATCAACAGAAGAAAGGCCATCAAGGCGCTTTGCAACATGGCCGACGCCGGTCTTGTCCAGGTCGCAGGCAGCCCCCGACACATGCGCTACACCATTGACCGGCCAAGCCGGGACCATACGCAACAGGAGAGAGAAGATGACTGACCGACGCGAACTGCTGGCACGGCTCAACCCCCAGACCTGCAGGTTTGATGTCGGGCAGGGCGGCGGCACGCCCTCACTGCAGACGTCCGACATCGCCGCAGCGCTGGGAATGGTTTCACCCGGCCTTGGCCGTGAGGTCATGGAGGCCGTCTACCTGCCGGACGGTGCAATGCGCCATCGGGCTAAGTTGGCCGAGGCCGTGCTTGCAATCGTGCGTCCAGAGTTCACCCGTCGTGCACGCGCACTGGCCGAGGCCGAAGAGGATCTGAGCTTCTCCAAGGAAATGGTCAGCCTGAGCCGGCGCAGTCTTTCCGACGCCCAGCGGCGGATCCTGCGGGAGCGGGAGGCTGCGGTGGCGAGCGCACGCGCCAACGCCTGGCCGAGGAACACCTACCAGCACCTCTCGCGCATGGTCGACGCAGTAGTGGCAGAGCTGGCCAGCGGCAACCGCTGCCCCAACTGCAAGGGCACGGGACTGGTGAACGACAAGGGCTGTCCCGAGTGCAGGTGCACCGGCATCGAGCCGTTGCCGGATCGCCGGCGAGCGATGGCCATCGACTGTCATCCGACTGACTATCCGAAACGGTGGAAGCCGGTGTTTGAATGGTTGCTTGCGGAGTTGAACCAAGCGGGTGAAGCAGCCGCGCGACAGCTGTCCCGCGCATTGAGCAACCGCGAAGAACCAGCTCAGCCGCGCGCTGCATAGGTTTGGAAAATGTAGAGTTGCCGACTCTACGAAATCACCTGTAGATTTCCTACCATCGCGAGGTTTGGCCACCGGCCAACCTCATCGTCTGAGCCCCGCCAGTGTGCGGGGCTTTCTGTTATGCGGGTCTGGCCGAGTGGTCAGGCTGCAGCCTTCCAAGCTGCCCACATGGGTTCGATTCCCATGGCCCGCTCCATCTACGCCCGTAACCCCCGACCGGATCAACCCTCGCGCCCAGCCGGCAGCGGGGCGGGCACCCATCAGCAGCGTAGAGAAGTGGCATCTCGCCGGGCTCATAACCCGGAGGTCGCTCGTTCGAGTCGGGCCGCTGCTACCGCCATACTGAGGACCCCATGGTGAGCATCGAGACGGTCGCCGCCGGCATGGGGTTTTCCCCGGCGCTGGCGCTCGCGCTGGAACAGGCCTGCATCCGCTTCGGCATCAATACCGAGTTGCGGGTTTGCCACTTCCTTGCCCAGGTGGGGCACGAGAGCGGCACCGGCCGCTGGCTTAAGGAACTGTGGGGGCCGACTCCGGCTCAGTCACGCTACGAAGGACGAAAGGATCTGGGCAACACCCAGAGTGGGGATGGATTTCGCTTCCGCGGGCGCGGCGCCATCCAGCTGACTGGCCGCGACAACTACGCCCGCTACAGCCAGACCATCTACGGCGATGATCGGATCGTACGCAATCCGGATCTGCTGGCCAGCCTTCCGGACGCGGCGCTGGCCGCGGGCTACTTCTGGCAGCGGGACGGGATCAACGCAGTCGCAGACCGGGACGACGTGCTGGCAGTGAGTCGCGCGGTAAACCTGGGCAATCCCGACAGCAAGGGGCTGCCGAATGGTCTGGAGGACCGAAAGGCCAAGCTCAAGCTAGCTAAGTCGCTCTACGCGAAAGTGGTGTCCCGATGACCGAGCCAGTGAGCGCCCTCAAGACCATCGTGGGTATGTTCACCGCTGCGGTGGTGGCGCCTGCAACCGCGGACGCTCTTCGGGAGGCCGAGCGCATCATCTTGGGTGTCCCCCAGTCGGTGCTGCTGGTCGCCATGGCGGGAGCGCTGATCGGTGTCCTGCTGCTGCCGGAGAAGGACGCGGAGCGGGTGGCCGCAGACGCAAGCCGTCGACGCGGCCACCGCCTCCTGCAGACCGCCGCGCGGTGGGCAGCCTTGGCTGTGGCGGTCGTGGCTTACGCCATCGTGGCCGCATGGGTCATCGCCGTTGCCGCGTCCATCTGGCCGGCGCTGGCGGGCGCCCCGCAGCTGCCCCTGGCCGGCCTGTCCGGCGTCCTGATCCGCCGGCTGCTGCCCGGCTACGTGCGCATGGTGGAGCGAGCCACCGGCGCCATCGGAGGCGATAAGCCATGAGCGTACTGATTCGATTCCTGCGGGCAGTCTGGGACCTGGTCATTGGAACCGCCGCCGACGCGCTGCAGTGGCTACGCAAGCCGGGCAGCAAGCTCAAGGCGGTGTGCGCTGTGCTGGCCTTTGGCTGCATGGTCTCTGCCCTGACCGCGTACGAGAAGGAGCAGAAGATCCGCGACCTGAGCGCCCAGGTGATCAAGGTCCGGGCCGACTGGCAGGCCGATGCCGCCCGACTGCAGGCCGACGTGGACAGCCGCGATCAGCGTCTGGCCGAGGTCGCCGCCGCACTGAGGGCGGAAGCCGAGAAGCTCCAAGCTCTCCGGGACGAGAGTGCTGAGGCACTGCGGGCCTTGGCGGGAAAGGTCGAAGCTTCCGAGAAGGAGGCTTCCACCTGGCGCGGTCGCTATGAGCAACGGCCCGACACCTGCAAGGCAGCACTGGAGCTGCTCGATTCCGCCTGCCCAGCGCTGAAGGGGTACTGACATGCGCGTCATCGTGGTTGCTACTGCTGCACTGCTGGCCGCGTGCCAGTCCGCACCAACCAAGCACAACCCGCCGCCGGCAGCCGTCATCGAGGTTTCGGTGGCCACCTACGTGCCGATCGACGCCCAGCTGCGCAAGCGCTGCAGGTGGGTGAAGGAGGCGGCGCCGTCCGCCGTATTCGAGGTGAGCAACGGCCGGAAGCGTTGCCTGCAGCAGTACGAGGCGCAGCTCGACGGTATCGATCAGGTACAGGGGAAGCCGGTTCCCCGATAGGGCTGGCCCCGGGGATACCGCGGCGCACAAGGCGTTATGCCCCCATCAATTTCCACCCTTCATTGGTGATCTCGACCTCGTCACTGTTGACCAGAGCGACGTAGCCGTGCTCGATTGCCCAGCGCAGCTGTTCTACCGTGACGTCATTTCCGTTGCTGATCGCCAGAACAATGGCCTGTTGCTCGGCTGGTGCGTATTGCATGAGGTCGCTCCTTGTGAAAACCGGATGGTAGCCGATGAGTCGCCCCATGCCGCCCTCAGCCCTGCTGGAGATCGACGTTGAGGATCTGACCCAGCAGTTCAGGCCAGCGCCCGAGGTGTGGGCATGGATAGAGGGGGAGGTCCTGGACGAAGGGGGGAACCTCCACAACCCGGATCACCAGCACCTCCAAGGCGCAGACGTTGCAGTCCTCTGGGCGTCCTCCTCGTTCACCAAGCAGGGCAGGACCGTGGTGGGGCAGGCCGAGCTGGTCGCCTTCCGGGCCGGTGGGTGGCAGAAGGCCCGTATGGAGCGCCAGATGGTCGACTGGTTCGGCCGGGTGCCGGATGCAGTCATCACCTTGGCCGCCGACTACTGCGCCGAGTGCAGCGATACCGACTTCTGCGCCCTGGTCGAGCATGAGCTCTACCACCTGAGCCAGGAAACGGATCAGTACGGTGCCCCGAAGTTCCACAGGGACGGCACCGCCTGCCTGGCCATGCGAGGGCACGATGTGGGCGAGTTCGTCGGCGTGGTGCGCAGGTATGGAGCCAGCGGGGACGTCCAGCGGATGGTCGATGCAGCAAGCAGGCCGCCCGAGGTGGCCAAGATCAACATTGCCCGGTCCTGTGGGACCTGCCTCCTGAAGGCGGCGTAGACACGACCGGGCACGACAAGGCTGAACAGAAATGCCCGCCCTAGACGCCCAGGTGAAGACCTTCATCGTCCAGCAGCTGGCGTGCTTCGACACGCCCAGCACGGTAGTGGAGGCGGTCAAGAACGAGTTCGGCCAAACGGTCAGCCGCCAGACGGTGGAGTCACACGACCCGACCAAGCACGCCGGCAGGAAGCTGGCGCAGCGTTGGGTGGACTTGTTCAACAGCACCCGAGAGCGTTTCAAGGCCGAGACGGCGGAGATTCCAATCGCGAACCGGGCGGTTCGTCTTCGGGCACTGAACCGTATGGCGGCCAAGGCCGAAAGCATGAAGAACATGTCCTTGGCGGCCCAGCTGATCGAGCAGGCGGCCAAGGAGACCGGCGGGGCCTACACCAACCGCCAGCAGGTTGAGCACAGCGGCCCAAACGGAGGACCGATCCAGAGTGCGGACATGACGCCTGGCCGGTTCCGTGATGTGGCGCGGGGGCTCTTAGAGGAAGTGTGACGTGGCCGAGCTGACCGCCGAACAGAAGACGGTGGCGGCGGAGCTTGCGCGCGAGGACTTCTACTTCTTCAGTCGCTACACCTTCCTCCGCAAGAAGGGCTTTCAGTGGATGCGCGCCCGGCACCACGCCGAGCTCTGCGCCGCGCTAGACCGGGTCTACCGGGGCGAGTGCAAGCGGCTGGTGATCAACCTACCGCCGCGCTACTCCAAGACCGAACTGGCGGTGGTCAACTGGATAGCCTGGTGCTTGGGCAAGGTGCCCGAGTCGGAGTTCATCCACATCAGCTATGCTGCGGATCTGGCGCTCAACAACAGTGCCAACACCCGCGAGCTGGTTCAGCACGAGGTGTACGGGGAGATCTTCCCTGAGGTGCAGCTCCGCAAAGACAGCAGCGCGAAGGGCGACTGGCGCACAACCAAAGGGGGAGTGGTCTACGCTACCGGCGCTGGAGGCACCGTCACCGGGTTTGGCGCCGGCAAAGCACGGCCGGGGTTCGGCGGCGCCATCATCATCGATGACCCCCACAAGCCGGATGAGGCGGGGAGCGACAAGGTCCGTGGCGGGGTCTTGGACTGGTTCAACAACACGCTGCAGTCGCGTGTGAACAGTCCCGAGACGCCGATCATCGTCATCATGCAGCGCCTGCATGAGCGCGATCTGGCTGGCTGGCTGCTGGGTCGGAAGCCCGGAGAGCCCGCGCGGCCGGGCGGTAACGGCGAAGTCTGGGAGCACGTTTGCTTCCGGGCGCTGTCCGATGAGGGCGAGGCTCTCTGGCCTGAGAAGCACACGGCGGCCGACCTCGACCGCATGCGCGAGGCGATGCCCTACGTGTTCTCGGGGCAGTACCAGCAGGAGCCGTCGCCAGGCGAGGGCGGCATCATCAAGACCGGCAAGATTGAGACGGTCGACGCCTTGCCGGCCGGGCTGCACTTCGTGCGCGGCTGGGACTTGGCCGGCACCGAGGCGAAGATGAAGCGAGGCGACTACACGGTCGGCGCAAAGCTAGGCCGGTCCTCAGATGGAGTGATCTACATCGCCGACATCGAGCGTGGGCGGCTTGGACCGGATGAGGTTGAGACCACCATCAGCAACGTCGGCAAGGCTGATATGTGTCTGCAGTCTGTGCCTCAGGACCCCGGGCAGGCTGGCAAGGCCCAGGTGATGCACCTGAGCCGGAAGCTGTATGGGGTGCCGTCGACCTTCTCTCTGGAGAGTGGTGATAAGGCCACCCGCGCGGCTGGCTTCGCAGCACAGGTGAACGCTGGCAACGTCAAGATGGTGCGCGCGCCGTGGAATGACGCGCTTCTCAACGAATTCAAGATGTTCCCCAACGGCCAGTTCGATGACCAGGTGGACGCCGTTTCGCGTGCGTTCAATTCCCTGGACGACGAGCTCGCCCTCTTCATGGCACAGGCCCAATGAGCACCCACCTGCAGCAAGACGGATACATGGATGCGGTGCTGGGGTCCAACAGCCTTGGAGCGGTAGTGTCCGCCGCCCTGGTCAGCGACTCCCACCTGTACGCCGAGGGCGGCCTGCCCGCGCGCGTCGTGGACCTGCCGGCGGACAACGCGGTCAAGGGCGGTGTGACGATCACCGGCGACACAGATGGCGTCGTCCAGGCAGAACTGGAGCGCCTCAACGTGCTGCCGCTGCTCGCCGATGCCGCGCGCTGGTCGCGCCTGAGAGGTGGTGGCTGCCTTCTCGTGATTGCCGCTGACGGCGGGCTCCTTCGGGACCCGCTCAAGCCCGAACGTCTCGATACCATTGAGGAGCTACGCGCCTTCGACATCGACGATGTGTCGATTGATCGGCCCTACAACGACCCGAATGCCCGCAACTACGGGCAGCCAGAACTGTACCGGCTGCGGGTGCGTGGGGCCGGCACGCAGGTCCTGGTGCACGAGACCCGTCTGATCGAGGTGCCGGGCGAGCCGCTGCCGGCGCACATGAGGCAGGACAACATTCCGTGGCGGGGCAGAGCGGCGGCCACGCGCGCGTTCCGACGGATCCGCGACTACATCGAAGCTACCAACCTCGCGAAGGAGATCCTGCGCCGAAAGCAGCAGGCCGTGCACAAGATGAAGGGCATGGCGGCCGCCATCGTCGCGAACCAAGAGCAGGCCATCCAGAAGCGGCTGGCGATGGTCGACCAGGCGCGGGGCGTCCGCAATAGCGTTGCCGTGGATGCCGAGGACGACTACGACATCCGGGACACGAACGTCGGCGGGGTCAACCAGCTCCTGCAGGAGTTTCAGATCGCGCTGTCGGCGGAGACTGGCATTCCAGTCACCCTGCTGTTCGGTCGCTCGCCCGGGGGCCAAAACGCCACCGGCGACGCCGACTTCGAGGGCTACTACAACCAGGTGGAGCAGCTGCGCAGCCTGAGGATGCAGCCGGCGCTCGAGCGCGTCATCGCGCTGATCTGCGCCCAGCGGTCGCTGGTGGACAAGGCGCCCGACAACTGGAAGGTCCAGTGGTCCCCGTTGAAGCAGCTGACGGAGAAGGAACTGGCCGATATTGAAAAGACTAAGGCCGAGGCGCTGAAGATCGAGGCCGAGGCTGTCGTGGCCATCACCGGCACGAGTGCGGTTTCGGAGGACGATGCCCGCAGCTATGTGGAGCAGCGTGGGCTGTTCGGCTTGGTGCCGAAGGACACTACTCCTGGAACGGCAGCGAGCTATGCAGGTGGCCTGTGAGCCGGCCGGCACGCAAGCCCCGGCGCTGGCTCTATCCGGCTGGCGTCGAGCGGGACTATGAGCGGGCGCTGACGGCCATCGCTGCCGAGCTGACTGCGGTGGTCGGGCCGGGGGTGATCCGCGCGCTGGGCTACCGGTCCGACGCGGTCGACCCGTCGATCGCGGCGGGCTGGTACGACGAGCTCGTGCAGGCATTGGCCGCGGCCACGTCGTTGTCGTCGGTGCAGGACCAAGTGCTCGGGCCGCTGGTGTCGGAGTTCGCCAGGCGAACGACGGCGTTCAACAAGCAGCAGTTTCACGCCGTGCTGAGGTCTGCATACGGGGTAAACATCCTGACCGCCGACCCCGACCTACGGGACCTGATGCGCGTATGGGAGGCAGAGAACCTCTCGTTGATCAAGTCGATCCCGACGCAGTACGTGGAGCAGTTGCGCGGCCGGGTGACATCGGCGGTGCAGTCAGGCCGTAGCCTCAGGGATGTGGTCAAGGTGGTGCGTGACACCTACGACCTGCCGAAGCACCGGGCCGAGCTTATCGCCCGGGACCAGATCGGCAAGTTGAACGGCGACCTCACTCAGGCCCGACAGCAGGGTATCGGCGTCGAAGAGTACCGCTGGCGCGGAGTCCTCGATGGCCGGGAGCGCTCTGAGCATGTCGCTCGCGAGGGGAACACCTATCGCTGGGACCAGCCGCCAGACGACGGCCACCCGGGTCAGCCCATCCGCTGTCGCTGCAGCGCCGAGGCGGTGCTGCCGGATCTGGACGACCTCGCAGCACTCATCGTTCATTAGGAGCCAACTATGGCAACCGTGATGCGGTATGACCGCATGCCGCTGCGGGCGAACCGCACGGCCGAAGGATTTATCCAAGACACTGCAGTGCTGACCCGCACCGGCATCTTCGAGTATCGGGAACCAAACGGGACGATCCGGCGTGAGTATCGCCCACCCGAAGAGGTGTTTCACGCCGACTCGCTGGCGAGCTTCAAGGGCAAGCCCATCACTGATGGCCACCCTGGCATGGTGACCTCCAAGAACGCGAAGTTGCACACCGTCGGTTCGATCCTGAGCGAGGGCCGTGCGGATGGGGACAACGTCATATGTGACCTGATCATTTACGACACCTCCCCGGTCGACGCTGGGAAGAAAGAACTCAGTGTCGGCTATCAACTCGACCTGGACGAAACTCCAGGCGAGATCAATGGCGATAGGTACGACGCCATCCAGAGAAACATCAGGGTGAACCACAACGCCCTGGTCCCCCGTGGCCGTGCGGGCAACGCCCGGCTCAATCTTGACGCGGCAGACGCCGACACAACCGAGGAAGACACCACCATGACCATGGTCAAGGTTCGCCTGGACTCCGGCATCTCCTACGATGCCGCGCCCGAGGTCGCCAACGCCCTGCAGGCAACGCAGGATGCGCTCACCGCCGCGCGCGCGGACATCGACAAGGAGAAGGCTCGCGCCGATGCCGCCGAGGCCAAGCTGGGCGACGCCGAGAAGGCGACCGACAAGATCCGCGCCGATGCTGCCGCGGCTGCCAAGGCCCGCATCCTGCTGGAGGACAGCGCCACCAAGGTTGGCGCCAGCTTCAAGCCGGACGCCACCGACACCGAGATCCGCAGTGCGGTGATCAAGAAGGTCCGCGGCGACAGCTTCGACCTGACCGGCAAGACCGACGGCTACATCGAAGCCGCCTACGACCTGGCCATTGCCGAGAAGGGGCAGCGCCAGGACGCGGTCGCAAGCCAGCGGCAGGACCTGGTCGGCCAGCGCCCCGCCGGCAATAACCCCGAAGTCCGCCAGGACGCCCGTTCCGCGCGCGAGCGCATGATCGCCCGCAACAGCGGCGAAACCACCGAGGAGTGATTCCCCATGTATGAGGACTACCAGTCCCGCGCGTTTGCGGGCATGAAGGGCGATTCGGGCGACGACCGCGTCGAATCGTTCCCGGTTGGCGCTGCTGGCCTGGGCCTCGGCCTGGTCACCGGCACGGACGCCAGCGGCCTGCTGGTCGCCGGCGCTGGCACCAAGGTGCGCGGCATCAGCCTGCACAGCCACACTGTGACCGGCGCCGGCTATGTCCAATACGACTGCGCGTCGGTGATGACCAAGGGCCATGTCTGGGCGCAGGTGGCCGCAGGTGGTGCCGTGACCGTGGACGGTCCGGTCTCCTACGCCGCAGACGGCCGGGTGGCCAATGCTGGCACGGCACTGCCCAACGCGGTGTTCCGCAGCGGCATCGTCGCCGTCACGGATCCGGCTGGCGTGTCGTCCAACGTCGCCCTGGTCGAGCTGCACAACCCGTTCGCGGTGCCGCCGGCCGCGCCGTAATCCGGTCTGCAACCGACACCCCTCCCAAGCCGCCTTCGGGCGGCTTCTGCATATCAGGAAACCACCATGCACGAGCACTACGACGAGGCTGACCTCTCGGCAGTGGCGCAGTTCCAGCAGAACACCGGAGCCAATCTGGTCCGGCAGGACGCTGGCATCTTCACTGCCCGCCAGCTGGACTACGTCCGCACCCGCACCTACGACCGCAAGCTGCCGCCGATGAAGGGGCTGATGCTGGTCCCGCCGTCCAGCGACGTCCCGGAATGGGCCGAAACCGTGACCTACTCGGTCTACGACTCGGTGGGCATCGCCAAGGTCATCGCCAACTACGCCGACGACCTGCCGCGCGCCGACGTGGCCCGCGTCGAGAAGACCATCCGGGTCAAGACCATCGGTGACAGCTACGGCTACAACGTCAACGAGCTGATCGCCTCGAACGCCACCGGCGCCAATCTCCCGACCCGCAAGGCCAACGCCGCGCGCCTGGCGGTGGAAATCAAGCTGAACCTGATCGGCATGGTTGGCGATGCCGACTACGGTCTGTTCGGCCTGACCAACCATCCGAACATCGGCACCACGACCATCACCGGCGGCTGGACCATGGCCACCGATGCGGACGTGATCCTGGCCGACCTGGACGCGATCTACAACGCGGTGCGCGTGCAGTCGAAGGGTGTGCACACCCCGAATCGCTTCGCGATGGCCACCGAGCCGCTGTCGATCATCAGTTCCAAGCGACTGCCGGACTCGAACGGCCTGACCGTGGCCGAGTTCTTCCGCCGCAAGCATCCGGGCCTGGTGTTCGAGGAGATGGCTGAGCTGTCAGGCGCAGGCCCGGGCGGCGATGACCTGATCATTGCCGGCGAGTTTGCTCCGGACAACATCACCCACGACGTGCCGATGCAGTTCAACCAGCTGCCGGCACAGGCCCGCAACCTGGAGCTGGTGGTGCCGTGCATGGCCCGCAGCGCCGGCGTTTCGGTCTTCTACCCCCTCGCGTTCACCAAGGCGGTGCTGTGATGGCGACCTACAAGAACAAGTCCGTGGGCGCCCACGTCCACGATGGCAAGGTGATCGCCCCCGGCGGCACCTTCGACGCCCAGCCGACGAAGAACCTCGGCAAGCTGGTCAAGGCGAATCTGCTGGAAGTGGTATCGGGCGCAGCCAGCGCGCAGGCCGGCACCGGCGGCGACGGCGAAGACAAAGCCGCGTTGGTCGCCCGCGCCAAGGAGCTGGGCGTTCCCAACGCCGGCGCCAACTGGGGCGTCGAGAAGCTGAAGGAAGCCATCGCTGAGGCCGAGAAGAAGGCCGGCACCGGCGGCGACGGCGAACAGAAGGACGCCTGACCATGGCCATGGCCGACGTCATCGAGATCCTGGACTTCCTTGCCCCGGGCCTGACCGCCACGCCGGAAGAGAAGGCCACGGCCATCTCGATGGCGGAGGCCTACAGGCCGGCATGCCTCACGGAGAAGAAGGCCGACGAGGCGGTCGCGTGGTACGCCGCGTGGCTCCTCTACAGCCGCCAGCAGCAGAAGGAAGCTGCGGACAACGGCGAAGTCGTCCCGCTGGGTGTGAAATCCCAGACGGACGGCGACCTCAGCCGCACCTACTTCGATGGCGCCACCGGCGGTGGCGTTGCCGATCCAGCGGGCTTCTACGCACGCTGGGCCGCCCTCAACGACATCTGCGCGCGGCTCGGTGCCATCACTGTCAGCCCAAAGCCGATGGGGTGTTGCGGATGGCCGCGATAACCAAGAGCAGCGGCGATGGCCTGGCGCAGTACCTGAAGCAGGTCGATGCGCTGGATGGCCGGGGGATCAAGGTCGGGGTACAGGCCAAAGCCGGCACCCAAGACGGGGTCAGCCTGTTGGACATTGCCATCTACAACGAGCTGGGGACGCAGGACATTCCCGCCCGACCCTTCATCCGGGACTTTGCCCAGAAGAACGAGCGGGTGCTCGGGATGGCCATGGACAGAGTCGCTACGCGTGTGGAGCAGGGCGCCCCTATCGACACCGCGCTGGCGCAACTGGGCGAGTTCGCTCAGTTGCGCCAGCAGGCTCACGTCAGGGCATCGAAGAGCTGGGCCGTGCCCAATGCACCATCAACCGTCGCCCAGAAGGGCAGCGATGTTCCACTGGTCGACCACGGCACGTTGGTCAACGCGATCCGCTGGGAGAAGGTCTGATGGGCATGCTCGGGGAACGGACTCATCCGCGAATCACCCGAAGCGAAGGCGCCTATATCGATGGGCGCTGGCAGGATGGCCAGGAGACGCAGACCGAGTTCCGGGCCAGCATTCAGCCGGCCAAGAAGGAGGACTACGACCAGCTGCAGGCGCTGGCCGAAGGCCGTCGTGTCGAGTCGGCCGTTCGGATCTACACGAGGGCGCAGTTGGCTGTTGCTGGCGACATCGACAGCAACGGCGACATCGTGATCTACCGCGGCGATCGCTACCTGGTCACCGCCGGCAGTGACTGGAACATGGGCATGCGCGGGGTGAACCACTACCGCTATCTGGCGGTCCGGCAGACACTGTGGAGCGAGGAGGGCGCATGATCGAAGATGAAATCCGTGCCCTCATCGCCAAGGCGACCACCCTGCAGGTGATCTTCGCCAACCAGAATGGCCCCCGCCCCAAGCTGCCCTACGTCACCCTCCGGGTCGATACGGCGCCTCGCGCGCCACTGTCGGAAGCAGACCTGAGCGAGGGCGGTGTCCAGACCTACGCCGCGCACCGGGATGCCACTGTCGAGCTGCAGTGCTTCGGGGATGGATCCTTCGATGCGCTTGACGATCTGTCCCAGCGCCTGAAGGGCCCGTCGATGGTGGCCGCCGGGTACGCGGCCAACATCGCCATTTATGCCGTCGACGCCGTGCAGAACATACCGGTGTTGCGAGACGGGGCTAAGTACGAGCCTCGATCGGTACTGGATATCGGCGTCCGCTACACCAAGCAGCACGACGAGGACGTCGGGCTGATCAAGACCGTGCAGGGCGAGATGACCCTGCAGGACCACGGCAGCGACCTGGTCGACACGTTCGAAGCCACAAGCGCCATCTGAGCGCCGGCGTCTGCAACAAGCCCTCCCGCGCCGCCAGGCGTTCTTTTCCATGCCCAGGAGCAACCTGCAATGGCATCCATTGACCGCATCGCCAAGGTCGAGATTTCGCTGGCGACCACCTCGATCAACCAGCAGTCTTTCAGCGACTTGCTGTTCCTCGCGCCTCTGCCTGCGTCGGCCGATCGCGTGTTCCTCGTAACCTCCGCCGACGAGCTGCTGGACCATGGCGTCGCACTGACCGATCCCCTCTACAAGGCCGTTCAGACGGTCTTCCAGCAGGATCGAGCGATCGATCAGGTGTACGTCGGACGCCGCTCCGTGGACGTCGATGGCGACCCCACCGAGACCATCACCGAGGCCCTGGTTGCCATCCAGGCGGTCCACTCTGGTTGGTACGGCCTGATCCAGCTTTCGCGGGTTGCCGCAGAAATCATGGAGGCAGCCGCGTGGGTCGAGGCGAACGACAAGCTGCAGCTGGCCAGCAGCGGCGACGCTGGCATCATCGCCGCCGGCGATGCAGACATCGCCAGTCAGCTGAAGGCCCTCAACTACAACCGTACGGCGCTTTGGTATCACGCGAGCGCCAGCACCGAGTGGGTTGAGGCAGCCCTTGCGGCCAACCGCTTCACGTATGACCCGGGCGCCGAGACCTGGGCCAACGTTCGGCTGAGCGGCGTTCAGACGGACCCGCTGACCGAGGGCCAGTCGCAGATCGTGCGCGGCAAGAACGCGAACACCTACGAGCAGTTCCGGAACCTCGGCCTGAGCCAGTATGGGACCGTGGCCAGCGGCGAGTGGATCGACGTGATTCGCTTCCGCGACTGGCTCAAGGACCGCGTTCAGACTGGGATCGTGGACGTTCTGGCGAAGGCCGACGGGAAGATCCCGTACACCAGTGCCGGCATTCAGGTGATCGTTACCGCCCTGCGTGCTGCGCTGGACGCTGGCGTGGCGGCTGGAGGGATCGCGCCGCGCGAGACCGACGCCAGCGACAACGTGCTGGAGTCCTATCGGATCACCTACCCGGGCCTGGCCGAAATTGCCGACAGCGTGAAGTCGCGTCGCCTGCTTGAGGGCATCAGGTTCTCGGCCCGTCTGGCCGGCGCAATCCATACGACCGAGATCACCGGCACCCTTTCCTACAGCATCTAAGGACCTCGAACATGAGCGTCAAAACCTACGATTCCTCGCAGGTGATCATCACCTTCGGGCCACACATCATCACCGGCTATGCGGAGGACACGTTCATCTCGGTCGAGGAGATGGGCGACGGTATCTCCTCGGTAGTTGGCGCCAACGGTGAGAAGGCGCGCTCGATGTCGCAGAACCGGTCCCTGCAGATCACCCTCACCTTGCTTCAAACCAGCAAGAGCAACGACGCGCTGTCTGCCGCTGCCGACTTCGACCGCGCGTCCCATGGGCGTGGGGCGCTGCCCCTGGCAATCACCGATCTGACTGGTCGGACGCTGATCGCCGACGCGAGTTCGTGGATCGTGAAGAAGCCCAATACCGAGTTCGGAGCGACGGTTGCCAACCGCGAATGGACCATCGAGACGTCCAACGATGCGACCTATGGCGTGGGAGGCGCGCGCTGATGGCCAAGAAGGAAGTGAAGATCGGGCAGACCATGTTCTACCTGACAACCTTCGCGCCGCGCGACCAGCTGCGGATCTTCGGCGACCTGCAGAAGGAGCTGCTCCCGGCAGTGGGTACGCTTCTCACCGCTGCGGCCGGCAAATCGGGCATCGACGACGGCGAGCTGGACGAATCCGTCCTGCTCGGGGCGATCCGCTCCTTCTCCGGAACTCTGGACGGCAAGGGCCTCGACACCTGGTGCAGCCGACTCATCGATGCCGAGCGGGTCACGTATGAGAAGGCCGGGCGCGACGCACGAAAGTTGACCCAGAGCCAGATGGACGACGCGTTCGATGACTTCGGCGAGATCCTGGAGCTGCTGTTCGAGATCATCAAGTTGAACTTCGCCGGCCCTTTGGGGCGTTGGCTCGGCCTCTTTGGGTCGGGCCTCGGGGAGAAGCTGGGCGGGCTGTTGGACGATTCGAACCAGAGCTCGAGCGGGAGTTCCTGATCTTCCGGCCGGTGATGGCCGGCGTCGTCTCCATGACAGAGGTCAACCAGGGAACGGTTGACCTCATGGACCTGATCAAGCTCAACGCCTTGCTGGACGCCCGCGAGGCATCCGAGGCTGCGGGCCGAAAGCCGAAAGGAAAGTAGCCATGGCCTTGCGAGAGCTGGTCACTGTCCTGCGCTATGAGCTGCGGGAGGGAAACCTCAAGAAGTATGTCGACGGCTACCGCCGGGCGGAGAAGGCGGTCAACACAGCTGCCAAAGCCGCAAACGACCAGCTTAAGCGCGGCGTGCAGGTCGCCAACCGCGAGCTGGCCAGCATGAACCGCACCGGGAACCAGCTGACCCGCACCATGGGGCGGCTGGCCCATGAGGCCCGGGAGTTCGGTATCGGCCTGCGACAAGGGGCGCGCCAGGGCTACGGTGAAGTCCTGCGCCAGATGGATCGGGTGGAGGCACGGCAGCGCAGGATGCGTCGGACTGGCGGTTCGGCGGCGGCCGGCATGTCGACTGGCCTTCTTGCCGGTGCAGTGCAAGGAGCGATCGCTACGTTCAGCCTTCGATCTCTGATGGATGCGTCTGACGAGTGGGCCGGCTCCAAGGCCCGCATTGGCCTGCAAACTCCCGACGCCGCCACCCGGAACCGATCCGTTGACTTCCTCTTTCGCTCGGCACAGCAGACCGGGCAGGAGTTCAGCCCGCTGGCGGATACGTTCGTGTCGATGGCTCGTGGCCGCCAAGCGCTCGGGCTAAGCAACGACCAGACACTGGTGCTGTCGAACACGATCAGCAAGCTGATGACTATCGGTGGAGGTAGTGCGGCATCCCAGGCTGCCGCGCTGACTCAGTTCGGCCAAGCGATGAACACGGGTGTGCTCCGAGGTGAAGAGCTCAACAGCATTCTGGAACAGGCCCCCCGACTTGCCCAGGCCATCGCAGACGCGCTGGGAACGACGGTCGGAAACCTGCGGACGCTCGGGCAAGAGGGAAAGATCACCGCCAAGCAGATCGCCGATGGTCTGCTAGGGCAGACGCAGAAAGTCGATGATGAGTTCGCTCGCCTTCCGATGACGTTCTCGCGCTCGATGACTCAGCTGCGGAATCAGCTGATACGGAATGTGGGCGTCTGGAACGAGAACACCCAAGCGGCCGAAGCATTCAACAAGGCAGCGTCGTGGGTCATCGATCACCTGCCGCAGATCGGAGCTGCAATCGCCGGGCTCGCTGGTGGGTGGGCAGCGGTGAAAGCCTTCAACGCGCTTCGCTTGGTGTTCACGGCAATCGGAACGGTTGGCCGGCCGCTTCTCCTGTTCTTTGCCAGGCTGAGCAGTGGGAGAGTCGCGCAGGCATTCGCCAAGTTCGGTCCCATGGGCTTGCGGTTCCTGAGCGTCCTAAGGTGGATCGGGTCGGCGCTGGCGATGATCGGAAGCGTTGGTGCAGGCCCGCTATTGGCCATTGCGGCTGTCATCGCTGTGGCCGCGGCAGCGGTCTACAAGTACTGGGAGCCGATCAAGGCGTTCTTCGGGGGCGTATGGGAAGGCGTTGCGGAAGCGGGCAGCGAGGCGTTCCAGGAACTCACTAACGCCTTGGAACCGCTGCTACCGGCCTTCGAAACGATTGGCGGTTGGCTGCAGGAAATATGGGATTGGTTCGTCAAGCTGATCCAACCAGTGCAAAGCACGTCGGAGGAGCTGGAGAACGCTGCGAGCTACGGGAAGATTTTCGGCCAAGCGCTGCTGTTCCCGCTGAAGATGAACATCAAGCTGATCGGGTTGATCGTCAAGCTGATAGTGGGCCTAGGCGAAGCGATCGGCACCGCTATCGGCTGGATTGTCGTCACGGCCGACAGCGCGTGGTCGTCACTCAGGGCAGGCGTTGAGTCGCTGTGGAACTGGATCACCGGCAAGTTTGCTGCGGGCTGGAAAGCTGTTTCGGAACTGATTCCTGGCTGGGCAAAGACCGGGATAGGGATGGCGGCCGGCGCCACAGGGCTGTTCGGCGGCGTGTCGGCAGGCTCCATGGTCAACGCTGGGCGATCGGCTGTTAATCAGACTGTGACGCAGACGGCCAGCGTACAAGTGACCGCGCCGCCTGGCGCCAACCCGGCAGCTTATGGTGCTGCAGCCCAGCGTGGCACGACCAAAGCCATGACCGGGTTCCAGTACCAGCTACCCACGGCTGTTGAAGCGTTCTGACGCGAGGAGCATTTGTGTCCCTGACTTCCCTGACCTTCACGTCCTCGTTTGGGACTCGCGCAGCGATCGGCTCATTGCAGTTGGACGCCCTGATAAGTGAGGAGACGACGCTGGACAGCTACGCGACCGCTTACCCAGTCGAGGACGGGGGCACAATCACTGATCACGTTTCGAGCGATGCGGAGCGCCTCTCCCTTTCGGGCCAGGTGACGTCCGCGTCCGTGACGCTCTTTGGTCCGGGCGGATGGCAGAAGCTGGTGCAGGCCAAGGATGTCCTGCGCCAGATCCACGAGGCCCGCTTGCCGGTCTCCATTTCGACGGGTCTGGACACGTACGAGGAGATGGTTATGGAGCGCTGCAGGATCGGGCGCTCGAACGAGGGTGATCATTTCACGGTTGACTGCGACTTCAGGAAGATCGTCAAGGCAGAGCTGAAAACGGAGGCAGTCCCTGAGGATAAGGCCGCTCCCAAGGCAAAGGGCAAGGCCGGGGCGTCCCGGACAAGCGGGGGCAAGGCCAGCATCCAGGACCTGAGCAGCAAGGGGCAGCAGGCTGCGACCGATTACGTCAACAAGACGCTGGGCATCGGCGGAGACGGCATTTCGCCGGGAGTGCAGTGATGTTCCAGATTGAGACTATCGACGCAAACGATCAGCTGCTCGAAGTCGAGCTCGATGGTGAGACCTTCTTCATTCGATTGGGCTGGAACAGCGAGGCCGAGCTATGGGTCATGGAGATCCAGAACTACAACCAAGAGACCGTTATTGCGGGTGTTGTAGTAGTTCCGAACGCGCCGTTGCTGACTCGGTTCCACTACTTGGCCCTGCCTGCCGGTGAACTGATGGCGCTGGTCCTGGGCGATGCCGCCGGCATCTCGCGCGACGGGTTCATCACTGGAATGGCCAGCCTCATCTACATCCCAGCTGCAGAGATCGTCTAATGCCACGCTTCCGTCGCACCTATCGCTTGGTTGTCGGCCCGGCAGGGGGGCAAGGCACTGTGGTGCTCCCGCCCATGCAGATCCAGTTCGACGTCCAGAAGGACGCGGAAGAGGATCCAAACGTCCACTCGATTCGGGTCTACAACCTGTCCCCGTCGACCAGAAAGGCGCTGGAGAAGCCGGATCTGCGCGCGTACCTCTATGCGGGCTATGAGGAAGAATCCGGGCCAATTCTGCTTGCGGCCGGTACGGTGGTGGATGCTTTCACGCGCTTCGAGTCGCCAGATGTGGTGACGGAGCTGGCGGTCGCCGACGGCTATGGAGAGCTGCGCGATAGCGCGGTAAGCCTGAGCTACGGGCCCGGAGCTAGCTCATCCACCATCATCCAGGACGTCGCGAAGAAGATGGGGCTTCTCCTGAACATGCCTGCCTCTCTGGCGCCGAGAGTATGGGAACACGGGTTCAGCTTCTACGGTCCAGCCCGCGCAGCGCTGCACAAGTTGTGCAAAGGCGCCGGGCTCGAATGGTCTATCCAGAACCAGACGCTGCAGGTCGTGGCGATCAAGGGGGTGACCGAGCGGAGCGTAGTGGTATTGAACTCCCAAACCGGCCTGATCGGCTCCCCGGAGCGGGTTCGGGAAGCGAGCCGCGAGAAGGATGCAGGCGGCGCAAAGGGCGCCAAGTCCGAGCGTCAGCGTAGGGATGGGTGGCGCATACGATCGCTGTTGCTCCCCTGGCTGAACCCAGGCGACCGAGTACGCATGGACAGCAGACAGCTCCAGGGCGTTTGGCGAGTCGAATCAGTCGCGCACCGTGGGGAGTTTCACGGCGGAGATTGGACAACGGAGCTGCACATTGTGGAGGCACCATGAGCCGCGTTTCAGATCTTCGACGGCTGATTGCTACCGAGCTGGCTGAGGTGCACACGTGCGTGCCTGGAAAGATCGTGAGCTATGACGGACGCAGCGCCGTGGTGCAGCCGGCCATTTCCAAGGATCTCGCGTCCGGGGAGAGTCTGGCCGCGCCGCAGATCGTAAACGTCCCGATCTGCTGGCCGTGCGGGGACGCAGGGGGAGGGGAGGCGCTGATCAGCGTTCCACTCAAGGCTGGAGACGCGGTGCTACTGCACTTCAGCGAGAGAGCCCTGGAGAACTGGCTTTCCGGAAACGACGGCTCGCCGGGTGACCCACGCATGTTCGACCTGTCAGATGCGTTCGCTACACCCGTGTGCCGGCCAGGGTTCCAGCAGGCTGATACGCAGAATCTGTCCGTCGAGTACGCCAAGGCAAGCATCAAGATCACACCAAGCGGAGAGGTCAGGATCGATGCCCCGCGGCGAGTTGTCGCGTCGGCGGGCGCAGACCTGACCGTTGTAGCGCCGAGCCTGAGTGCGACCGGGAATGCTTGGGCCGATGGCAACGTCGGCTCGGGCACAGGCGCGTCCGGATCGTTCACCACTCCCGATGGCAGTGTCGTCACTGTGCAGGACGGACTGATCACGAACATCTACTGAGGTAGCAATGCCTGGCCAAGGTTCCATTCCCTTCAATGCGGAAGTGTTTGCGCAGCTTCGCAGACAGATCGACAGCGTCAGTACCGGGGTCCAACTGCAGCAGATCACCACGCAGGCGATGGGATCCCTCAATGGTGTGACCGCTGGCATCACAAGCCAGATAGCCGCGCTGCAGCCCATCCTCGCTTTGCTTCAGCCGCCGGCGGCGAATCCCGCCGAGATTGTCACATGGATCAACAAGCTCATCACTGGCTTCGTTGAGCCCTACACGAAGCCGGCAATGACGCTGCCGATCCAGATCGCGCAGCTTACTACTGAGGTGGGACTGCTCACGGCGTCTATCCAGGCGGCTGCAGCACGGCTTGGCGAGGCCGTCGAGATTCCAAGCGTGGAGATACCTGTCTTCCCGGATCCACCCCAGCCACCCACAGGTCCTTAGCGGGGGAAACGATGACGTTCGATCTGAAACTGAGCCCTATGCATGACCTGGCGCTCGCTGCTACGGAACTGGTGCTGGTCGGAGGAGCGGCGAGGGTCAAGCAGCAGATCAAGGTCACGCTGATGACCTGGTTCGGAGAGTACTTCCTCGATGTGACCTTCGGTGTTCCATACCTTGAATCAATCTTGGTCAAGAACCCCAACCGGAGCGAGATCGAAGCCGTGCTGAGAAAACGGATCAATGACGTCCCCGGCGTCAACGCCGTCAGCAGCATGCAGCTGAACATCGATCGCGAGCGCCGGCAACTGGAAGTGACCTTCCAAGCAAGCACCGACGAAGGCCTCGTCGCTGACACCATCACCTTGGAGTAACTCATGGCCGAATTTGGCGTCACCCCGGCCGGGTTCATCCGCAAGCGTCTGGCGGACATCCGACCCGAGATCATCGCAGCTCTGAGGAATAACCTGCAGGCCGCCGGCCTCTCTGGCGAAATTGAAACACGGCCAGACTCGGTCATGGGCATTCTGATCGACACGTTCGCCGAGCGCGAGGCTGCCCTCTGGGAGCTGTCAGAGGGGATCTACGGCGCAACCTATCCAAGCTCGGCAAGCGGCATCAATCTCGATCACGCAGTTTCATTCACGGGTGTAACACGCCGAGGGGCCGAGCGCGCTCGCTGCTACGCGCTTTGCTACGGCGAGCAGGGAACGACGATCCCCGCCGGGGCGATGGTGCGGAGCCTGACGACCCAGAGCCTGTGGCTGCTCGCCGAGAGCGTGACGATCTCGAGCGCGTCGTGCAGTGATGTGACCATTACCCCAATACCTCAGTCCGGTGCGCTCTACGTCGTCACGGTGAATGGAGCAGAGTACGCCTATGCCTCCGATGCGTCGGCGACCTTGCCCGAGGTGGTCGCGGGGCTAGTCGCGGCGGCCAGTGGATCTGGACTCAACGTGACCAGTGATGGGGCGGCGGTGAGGTTGAGTTCTGACGGAAGGCGCGCATTCTCGGTTGGCGTTTCAGGGCCGATGTCGCTTTCCAACATCGGTTCACCGGGGTTGTTCCAGAGTGAACGACCCAGCACCGAAGCCCCGGCCGTCGGAGAGCTGTCGGAGATCGTCACGGGCATGCAAGGATGGACGTCAGTTCGGAACCTCCAAGCCGGCATACCTGGGCGACTGGTGGAGACTGACGCCGAGCTGCGCGCCCGCTATCCGTCTGGCCTGTTCAGGTTGGGGGCGGCTACCTATCCGAGTCTGGAGCCGAACATTCGAGATCGTGTGTCCGGAGTGACGGCGATCAAGGTGTTCGAGAACGACACCGATGCGTACGACGACTCAGGCCGGCCGCCACACAGCGTGCACTTCGTGGTCGAAGGCGGGCTTGATCAGGAGATCGGCGAGGCGATTTACCGTGCGAAGGCTGCCGGCATTGCCTCACATGGATCAGTCGAGGTGGACGTGGCTTCGGATGACGGAGCGATCCACGCTGTGAGGTTTGACAGGCCGAGCCCGGTCTACGTGTGGGTCAAGGTTGCAATCACGCCGCTGAGCCCATCGGAGGGGATCTACCCATCGGATGGCAACAGCCGCGTTGCCGCTTCCATCAATGCGTCCGGAAGGTTGCAGGGAATCGGCCAAGACGTGGTGTGGCAGAAGTACTTCAGTGCCATCTACCAGACGCCTGGAATTGCGTTCGCGGATCTGCGGTTCGCGTTCTCGGCGGACCCGCAGTTTGAACCACAGGCTGGCGACTTCCATTCCCAGAACATCACGATTCAGGATTTCGAAGTCGCCCGGTTTGACCCTTCCAGGATCGAGGTACTGTGATGGAACTCGACCAGGATCATCCCAGCATTGGGTGGGGGAACTGGACGTCCCAATTCGAGAGGTCGCGCCGGCTGGAAAGCGTGGTGAGAGCGCTGTTCCAGCCAATGACGGGCATTCAGCGAGCTCAGCTTGGTCTGTACCAAGATCGGTGGTTGGAAACGGCTGAGGGCGCTCAGCTGGATGGGATCGGCGAGATTGTCGGCCTGTCACGTGTGTTGGACAACGCTGTGTTCGTGACCTTCTTCGGGTTCTCGCATCAGCCCGGTATCGCTGGATTCGGTAAGGCCAGGATCAGGCGGGCACATGAGAGTCACCAATCAGGCTCAACGACACTGAACGACGCAGAGTATCGGCGCCTCATCTACTGGAAGATCGCGGTCAACAACGGACGCGGCACGGCGCCGGAAATAGTCTCTGCGCTCCGCCAGATCTTCGACGTGCCGCGGGTCGTTGTCGAGGACGCGGGCACGGCGAAGATCAGAATCTGGATCGCGCAAAAGGCCGGCGCGAGCAGTCCGCTTATGGCCGATCCCCGACGCTGGGTCCCCAAGGCGGCCGGCGTCGGGATCCTAGCGATCACGACATCGCCGGAAACACCATTCGGCTTCAAGAATCAGGGCTTCTACGGCTTCGGCATAGGGGTCATGGCGCACATGACATAGTCAACCGGGAGAATAATGTATGCCTGAGGTCAACTTCTTCGACCACTTCGAATTGCCATGGGCGAAGAACGGAGCAGCGGAGCCGATCACCGACAGCCAGTGGCAGGCGGGCTGGAGCTTCATTGGCGCCACGCCGCCTTCAGTAGAGCAGTTCAACAAGCTTCAGCAGATGTCGGATCAGAAGGCGGCTTGGCTATTTCTCCAGTTCAAGGCCCTTGCCGAAAGCGCCGGGCTTGCATTGGGAGCAGATATTCCTAGCACGCTCGTGGAAGGCATCACAGGCTTGACGCCTGGCCGTCTCCTCGGCGTCCGCCAATTCCTCACACCGGGCCAGTCGACGTACGTGGCGACTCCCGGCACGAAATCAGTCATCGTCGAGATGGTTGGCGGGGGCGGAGGCGGGGGCGGTGTGCCAGCGACCGGACCTACTTCTGTCTCCGTGTCGGGAGCTGGCGGAGCCGGCGCATACGCGAAGGGGATGTTCACCAGCAACTTTGACCAGGTGGTGGTGACGGTGGGAGGTGGTGGAGCGGGAGGGGCGATCGGCGTGAACCCAGGTTCGCCAGGTGGAACGTCCAGCTTTGGAAGTCTCATTTCGGCTCCTGGTGGGACCGGAGGGGCGTCCATTCCAGCATCTGCGCCCCCGGTTTCCCGCGGCGGGAGCATAGCTTCTCCGCCGCCTGCAGGTGGAAACATCCTTCAGTTCCGCGGTAGTGCCGGGGGAGGGTCCTCGTCATGGAACGGCAACGTAGGCACTTTTGGCGTAGGTGCTGCATCGTTCTTCGGTGGAGGAGGCGCTGCGTCAGACTCTTACTCACCAGGGGCTGGCGGTGGTGGTCGGGTGTCACCCTTCAGCACTGAGGCTATGGCCGGATATGCGGGTGGAAACGGGATCGTTACCGTCTGGGAGTACGCATGAGCAGACAGTTTGCGTTGGTGTTCGAAGACACCATCTATGAGGTGCGGGCGATCGAAGGAGACCCCCGCGATCAGTTTCATCCAGACCTAGAATGGGTCGACATTACCGAGGCTGAGCCAGAGCCGAAAGTAGGTTGGCGCCGAGGGCCTGACGGTCTGTTCAGCGAGCCGGTTGAGGATCTCTAGGCAGTGACTTTCTCGCCAAATGGAGGGTGCTAGTTGATCAGGGGACTCGGGTCAGCCTATGTTCCCTTGATCGCGGCCGTGGGATAGCATCCTTCCAATGGGGCGGCACCGTCGGCCCAAGATCTAGAGGGTTATTGTGTCGACTGGTGCATCCCGCGTTGATTCGCTTACATCATTGCGCTTCCTGGCTGCGGGTCTTGTGGCGTATCAGCATGCTGCGTCACCGGCCTTCTTCGGCGATGGGATCCATGTATTGGACACGCGCCAGGCAGTGTCTTTTTTCTTCGTTCTGTCGGGCTTTATCCTCTCGCACGCGTATGGTGACCGGGAGCCTCGGAAAGGTCTAAGGGATTTCTGGGCGTCGCGCATTGCACGTTTATGGCCTGCACATTTGGCAACAGCTGCCCTTGCGTTAGCAGTTGTCGTTCCGCTGTCGGATGTGGGCATCCTCAAAGCCGCAGTGAATGCTCTCATGTTGCAGTCTCTTGTGCCGCTCATCGGTTGGTACTACTCGGTCAACGCGGTTAGCTGGAGCATCTCGACTGAGATGTTCTTTTACCTAGCTTTCCCGTTTGTCCTGCCCTACGTCCGACGCTGGCCCAGCTATGCTCTTATCTGCTCGGTACTGATAGTCGTTGTGTCGGTATCGGCCGTGCAATTGATGAAGCTCTCTCCGGTCGAGACGTCTCCTGGCGTTACAGCGTGGGGATTTTTGTACATCTCGCCACTGGTCCGATTCGCTGAGTTCTTGGGCGGGATGGCTGCGTATCAAATGACCACTGCATATGCGGAACAGTCCCGTGGGTGGAGTCGAAGCCGATCAAGCGTTGGCGAGATGGTTGCCGCCCTGACGGTTGTGGCATCCATGGTGGCCACTACGCGGCTCGCCGAACTCTTGACGGATTTCGCCCCCCACGCGAGCGTTTGGATCCGTGTTGCAGGGTCATACCTGGTGTTCGGCGGAATGTTGGTAGTCCTCCATGCGCAGCGGGGAGCGCTTTCGGATATGTTGCGGTGGCGGCCTCTGGTCTACCTGGGTGAAATCAGCTTCTCTGTGTATCTCGTCCATCAACTCGTACTGCGATGGATGTTCAATAGCTATAGAGGCGTGATCGAGGAGCATGCTGAACTTGGCTATGTGCTCTACTGGATGTGCACCATAGTTCTGTCGATTGCTCTCTATCACCTGGTCGAGAATCCGATGCGACGGGTTCTCAAGAGAATTCTCGCCAAGCCTGCGTCCGCAGTCGGTTCCGCTCAGGCAGCATAAACGCAATGGAATCTGCGGCTATGGGGAGCGGGTAGAGGCTGGACTGGCCGCGGTGCTCTAGCTAGATGGCTGGAGTAGGTCCTCACGGTTGTTCAGGGGCGTGTTGACCGCCCGGCTGACCCGGTAAGCCTCCATCGCCGGCGGCTCGCTGGCCAGCAGCATGGCCATGGCGTCGTCGGGGCTGGCGGCCATCCACTCATCGATCTGGCCGGCCTGCAGCCACACAGGCATGCGGTCGTGGATGTCGGCCGAGACGCCGCTGCTGTCGCCGGTGATGATGGTGAAGGTGCCCAGGTTGCCGTCGGGCAGCAGTGGGCTGGTGTCCTCCCACAGGCCAGCGGCCAGCAGCGGCCCGGTGGCGTGGATGAACCAAGGGTCTTTCTTCCCGTCGATCGGGCTCACCGACCACTCGTAGTAGCCGGCCATAGGGATGACGCAGCGGCGCTTCTTGAACGCCGTCCGGAAGGCGGGCTTGGTGGCCACCGTCTCGATCCGGGCGTTGATGGTCGAGCCCTGCAGGCCCTTGGCCTTCGCCCAGAACGGCAGGAGGCCCCACGCCAGGCGGGTGACCTGCCGGCCTTCGCCGCGGTCGAGGATCACCGAGGCGCGCTGCGTCGGCGCCAGGTTGTAGCTGGGCTGGATCTCGGCCAGGCCAGGGGCAAGGTCAGCCAGCCCCGGCTGGCCGAAGTCGATCACGGGGAGCTGGACGAATCGGCCGCACATGGCCGGAGGGTAGCCCGGCCGGTCGTGCTCAGGGCGTGCATAGCTTCCAGCGCGGGCGTTACGGTCTGGTCCTGTACGCATAACACTGTTGGTATGGTGTCGTTACAAGCCATTGAAAAATATGGAGAAATAATCCGATTTTCGTTGACTCGCGATGCCGCTGGGTCTACGTTCTGGGCTCCCAACAACGGAGTACGCAGATGATCGAGAAGTTCGAAATCCACAGTCGCGAAATCGCGGACAGTTTCCTGGTAAGCCTGGTCGCGAACGACGCCCGGTGGGCAGATGCCAGCTTCCATGCCGCTGACAAGATCCATGACCCTCACGTCCGCGATTACTTCTTGGACCGGGCGCAGCAGGTGCTGCAGGACTGAGTCTCGCCAGCAGTGAGGAATGACGGAGAGAGCCGAGCCCAGGCTCGGCTCTACGAATCGGGCAAATTGACGTTTGCGTCAAATCGCCGATGCAGGGCTTAACATCTGATGGGGCAGTGGCTCGACCGTCCCTCATCAGGAAGTTTGGACCGCGGCCGCTACGAATAGAGTCAGACTGGTCCGCGATTGACTTCGAACAGCAGCAGTTCCACGGCCTTGATCGCCGCCTCGCGTCGGATCTCACGCTGGCTGCCTCTATTTCCTGGCTTTTTCAGAGTGACGGTCACTTCAACGTCGCCGGCCACTGAAAGGGTCAGTGTTGACGCCGTATCGTCGCCAACAAATCTGCCGTTCACTAAGGTTTCGTCGCTCATTGCCTGTTCCAGAGGGCGTGGGAATCCACACCGTAGCGAAGTTCAATCGCGGAAGCTGAGACGGTGGCGGTGCGCTTGGAGGCAGCGGTGCGGCAAGGGCAGAAAGTCCAATTGGGAGATTGGTCCCCCGGGCGGAATCCCGACCTTGCCGTATCCAGGCCCGCAGGCAGCTCAACCCGGGGGCGCGTGAGCCGCGCCGCCCCGGCGTCGCACGCTAAGGCGCTCTGTCGGATTGGCGCACGTGCTCCCACCCGCAAAGGGAGTCAGCAGTGCCTAGGTCGAGCCTGGATTGGGTCACATTTGGCGGAGGAGCATCCGCCAACTCGACATAGGTCCTGTCGCTGCAAAGGTTACTGGGGAAAACGGCGATGCAGGCTGAGCCAGGTTGCTTGCTGGAGCGATACAACACACCTTCGTAGCCAGCCCACTTAAGGAGTAGCCCAAAGCGCTGGCTAGGGGAGGGTAACCCAAACTGTGCTGGCCAAGCTCGCCAGTTCACGTCCTGAAGGTTGTTCTGTAGGCGGGACGGCGTTCGAATCAGTAGTTCGTCTGGCTTGCCCAACTTTAGCGACCTAGCAAGATTCGCCAGCTCGCGCGGGACCGTGAACTTTGCGAGGACTTTGGCAACCGGCTTGAGGTTGTCGAGACTTCGAATGTCGAACACGCGCTCAATGTGTCCGTTCATTCGCACTGATGCATCACTTCGCCGGAGGCTCATCTCTGCCGGGGTGAGGCCGGTGGCATGCATCTTCTCAGAGGCCATCTGATAGCACTCTCTGAAAGCTGTCTCGTGCGAGTCTCCTATGTACAGCGCAGGAAATACAGTCGCTGCCCCTGATTCGTCACAGTCATTCCCAATACTGAATCGTCCGCCGACCGAGCGAACACTGCCGGCCGCAGACAACGGGTCATGGGAATAGCGGTACTGCACCATCCTCACCCAGTTCTTGAAGTCAAAAGGAGGAGCGGGGCGCGAGTTTAGCGCTTCGACAAGTTGCTCCCTTCTCCGAGTTCTCTCTGGTTCCAGGCCGTGGTAAAGCTCATCGTGTAGAGCATCTAGTTCGCGAGATCTCTTCTTCCACACTTCCAGATCAGATTCGGTGAACCTGTCGAGGACGTGAATGTTCGCAGGGAAGTCGTTCGGGATGCCGTGTAGAGGAACGGGCTGCTGAGGCCTCCTTGGCATGTGCTACCTAACCTGATCCTCTTGGATGGCAGTTACGATAAATCGACGCAAACGGTCATGTCTACCTAGACGGACCATATCCCTAGGAGCAATGTCTCCTAGAAGGGGATTCTTAGTTCGGAACCAAAGAGCAGTCTTGGCCGCATCCCCGTCGAATATATCTGCAACCATATTCGCGATTGCTCCGATTTCCTCCAGGCGCTCTCGTACAGCCTTGGGAGCGTTTTCATCCCAGCGGACAGATGCGGAGGAGACGGATGCGATTTTGGAGACTGCGTTGCGGTCCAAGTGCATGAACTCGGCAACCTTCTTCGGCTCGAAGTAGTCGCCTTTTCCGAACTGCAAAGAGTCCCTTTGAGGGACGCTGAGAAAGAGCGGGGCAGTTTGCATTGGATAGCCGGAGGGGCGGGGTGACGGCGAGTATCGCACACCTTATATCTGGTTGCACCATCGTTCGGCCAAATTTCAACCAAAAATTGACCATCACAAAATTCATATAAAACAATTACATAGAATTAATTTGATGACAATGTGCCTTGCCGAGGCAGCTTCGTGGGTTCCAGCCGGTGCTTGTCGCAGCCTTTGCGACGGCCGGTCGTATCCTTCCGGCCATGCTCCCCTCGCACGACTACCACGGCTTCCGCACCGCCCCGATCCCCTCTGGCTGGGTCCAGACCGGCGAGCGCTGGGCGCTTTGGTACAACGGCCGCGAGACGGCCAGCGTCACGCCCGACGGCGGTCCTGGGGTCCGGCTATGGATGGAAGGCCAGAAGATGTGGCAGGTGAAGGAAGTGCGCGCGGCCAACGTCCGGCAGGCGAAGCGGTACGCCGAGCGCTGGTGTGCGGCCAGGCTCTATCCCGATCTGCCCCTGCGCGAGGCGGTTGCCCGACTGACCGACAGCACCCCGATCCAGCCCGAGCCGCCGCTGCCCGGCCTGCCGCCGACCCGTGAGCAGCAGCAACAGGCCCGGCGCCTGGCCGAGGCAGGGACTGCGGAAATGGCGCGAATCAAGGAAGCGCTGGAACCCCGCCGACCACCGAAGGAGACCAAGCCAAGGGCGAGAGATCCCATGAAGGCGTGGGTCAGGGCAGGCAGAGAGCAGATGTTCCGAGATCGAATCTGATCCCCCGTTCAGGGGAGGCGGTGGACGTTGCTTGCTCGTCAGACTAGCCCTTTCACCAGAGAGAGCGACGATGAGCGCCAGCAATCGCAAGACCGCCAGCTTCGGAGTGCCGTGGGAGTCGGCTTACGGGTACGTCCAAGCGGTCCGGGTCAACAACACGATTTTCGTGTCCGGACAGCTGTCCCATACGCCGGAGGGGCAGTTGGTCGCACCCGCCGTGCTGGGGGCGAATGGCAAGCCCGCCAACTTCGACACCATGGAAGCACAGATGAGGCGTACCTACGAGAACGCGCAGGTGCTGCTGGCAGAGTTGGGTGGGTCGCTGGCTGACGTGGTCGAGGAAACGCTGTTCGTTATCGACGTTCCGGCGGCGTTCGCGGCCAGCGGCAAGGTCCGGCCTGCCGTGTATGGCCAGCCGGTGCCGCAGGTGGCCAGCAACCTGATTGGGGTTTCGGCGCTGGCCTTCCCCGAGCAGCTGATCGAAATTGCCTTCCGGGCAGAAGTCCAGAGCTGAAGAGAGGAGCGGATGGGGAGCTTGTGCGCCTCATCCGCCCGGTCCGCGTCGGAGGCCGCGGGCGGAGGGCGGGCCGCTGGTACGCCTACCGCCGGAGGAGACCAAGCCCAGGGCGACTTGTTTGAGTTCTGCGGATACAGTGCGACGCAAGTGGGTGGGGGCGGGGACGAACCCTCTCACTTACTTGCTTGCTTCGAAGGATAGATCCGTTGCTGGAACCACGCGAAATGTCCTCTTACCGTCGGTCGCAACGCTGAATACTAGAGCCCGATCATAGGGGACAATTCGTGCCAAGCGATACGGCTCGGGTGAATCCTTCAACTTCACTTGCACTCCTCGGCCATTTTCGTGGGCCGTGGTGTCTCGCGCATGCTGCCGCCCCCTGTCGCTTGAGAACAGGAAGATGCCAAATGCGGTTAGCAGCATCAGGAACAGAGAGCCCAAAGCAACCCCCCGTGCGCTGAAGATCATCTTTATAATCCTCATCACAGCTGTTACGCCGGCTGCGTATGCGAGGAAGAAGGCGGGCCAATTGAAGTAGGAGCGGTATGAAGGGCCAAACTTCTCTATCAATAGGTGTACGCAATAGAACAATACTGCTCCCGCTGCTAATGCGCCAACCGCTTTTATTTTTGGTTCCAGCTTAGAAATGGATGGATAACCATTCCAAATTCCAAACGACAACCCGGCGACCACTACTGCGACCGGGGCGGCCGTTTGAACAAGCTGCGTAGGAGTGTACAGGTCAATTGCCCAGTCACAACCTAGTACGTAAAAGTACGCTGCGAGATACCTGTAGGCGATAATGTAGGCAAACGCGGTCACGACGCTAATCGCTCCTGCGATCAATGCGAGCGTCGCACTGGCAGTAGTAAGAGCGGTTTGGCTTGGAAAGGTCTTTGCATCCATGCTGCTGCAGTCCCCTTTGGAGTGGACGTCATTATGCTGCGATTGCCGTTGCTTCGCCCGAGCGTAGCCGGTCCAGGTAGTCCGCCCACACCTGCATCATCCGCACGCGCTCCTGTAGGTGAGATGTGCGGTTGTAGGCCCGCCCGTTCGGATCCTTCACCGCGTGCGCCAGCTGGTGCTCGATGATGTCCGGGCGGAAGTGCAGGACCTCGTCCAGAATGGTGCGAGCCGTCGCGCGGAAGCCGTGGCCGGTCATCATCGTGCGGTCGTAGCCCATGTTGCGCAGCGCTGCGGTAACGGCGTTCTCCGACATCGGGCGTTTGGGATCTCGGGCGCCAGAGAACACCCACTTGTGCCGGCCGGTGATCGGCTTGATGTCTTCTAGGATCTGCAGCGCCTGCCTGGACAGCGGCACCAGATGCGCAGCACGCATCTTCATCTTGCTTGCGGGAATGGTCCACACGGCCGCGTCGAGGTCGAATTCCTCCCATTCCGCATGCCGCAGTTCGCCAGGACGCAGGAACACCAGCGGCGCCAGCCGCAGCGCCGAACGGGTGATGGCAGACCCGCTGTATGCCTCGATGGAGCGCAGCAGGCCTCCCAACTGCACAGGGTCGGTAATCGCCGCATGGTGGGCCTCCTTCGGCGGCGCGAGTGCTCCCTTCAGGTCGGCGACCGGGTTTCGCTCGGCGCGGCCAGTGGCCACGGCGTACCGCATGATCTGGCCGCAGTTCTGCATGATCCGGTGCGCGGATTCGATCGCGCCGCGGTCCTCAATGCGTCGGGCCACCCGGAGGAAGTCCGGCGCGGTGAGGTCGGCAACAGAGCGTGACCCGATCCAGGGGAAGACATCGTTCTTCATCCAGGCTTCGACCTTCTCCGCATAGCTGGGCACCCAGGGGCGCGTGGCCAGCCACTCATTGGCGATGGTCTCGAAGCTGTCCGAGCCTAGGGCGGAGTGGGCGAGGGCGGCAGCCTTCTTCTGTGCGCCCGGGTCGACGCCTCGGGCCAGCAGCCGGCGGGCTTCGTCACGGGCCTCGCGGGCGCGCGCCAAGGAGACATCCGGGTACAGGCCGATCGACAGCAGCTTTTCCTTGCCGGCGACGCGGTACTTCCAGCGCCAGCTGCGTGCGCCGGTCGGGGTGAGGTAAAGGTACAGCCCGCCGCCGTCGGTGATCTTCTGCGGCTTGTCGCTGGGCTTGGCGCGCCTGATGGCTGCGTCGGTCAGAGGCATTGGGGGTATCGCTTCAGTGGGTGCGGTCGGATACCCCTTGATATACCCCCACCGTCTCATGGATTGAAACGGATTGCCCCGGTCTGCTGCGGACAATAAAAAAGCCCGGAAACCCTTGTGATGCGGGGGTTTCCGGGCTTCTCCGGTCCTTGACGAACCGTTCGTTGGTGGAGGTGGGCGGAATTGAACCGCCGTCCGAAGGCACTCCATCCCCAGCACTACATGCTTAGCTCACCGTTGAATCTCATCCCCGAGCAGCACGGTGTGCAAAGCGCACCCGGGAACCAGCCTGTTGTGTTCTAGTGCCGGACTGACAGGCAGCCGCCCAGCGCGATTCCATGATAATGACTCTACGCTGCGAGCATGGACACAAGCAGTTTCGAGGCTCCGCCTAAGTCGGCAGAAGGTCACGCACCGCAGTTTTTAGGCTGCGAGAGCGACCGGAGCGTAGTTGTCGTCGTTGGCAACTAGAGTTTTGCAGCTGGATTTACGAGGAAAGCTACCCCCTCGGCATGCGCCAGGCGACTTCACAACCCCCGTCGAAACCAATGCACCCCCGGTTTCTTCAAGCATTGCAAGGCTTTCAGGCCCTTGGTTGACCAGATGTTGACCAAGAACCCGCCTAACGATGTGGATGGTACGGCAATCTTCCTGAACAGTCACGCGTGGCCAGGGCCAGCGTCGGAACCGTTCAGTCGGCGCTGCCGTCCAGCAGCAGGCTGCGGGGCGGGGAGCGGCTAGCGGGTCCAGACCGCCGCGGCCTTGGCGCCGGCATCGGGGACCATCGATGGGATCCACCGGCCGTACTTCTTGGCGGTGATGGTCCAATCGCGGTGCCCCATCTGCCTCGCCATCCACATGACGTTTTCGCTCGCGCTGAGCGCCTGGGAGGTGAAGGCGTGGCTCATCTGACACGGCGTCCCTAGACAGCGCAAGCCCTGCTGACCCTGAGATAGGTCATAGTCCTCGTGCCGCCATCAGTCGCGTCTCCTGCTCGTGCTCTTGAGTACGCAGATCGCTCCGTGCACGCGATTCAGAGGCCACCTGCAACCTGGAAAAACTGTCCTCGATGGGCGTATTCAACGCAGTCTGATAGTCGAAACCCGCCCGTAGATGTGCCGGGGAGTCGAGTGCCCCCTGCACGACAAATGCTTGGCCGCGATTTCCGACCACAAGGTGATCCACCTGACTCAACCCAGCCTGCTGGGCTGCGATGGTTCCGGCCATCGCCAAACGCTCAACTGCCTGATCCGGCAATCCACCCTGGGTGCACGCCAGCCTCTCTGCCGCTTGGAAATTCTGCTTGTAGATGGCATTCGCCTCGTGGTCCGAATCACGCGGATCGAGGGTGGCGGTGCGGTCAGCGGGAGCCGGAGCCTGCTGCTGCGATTGAGCCGGCGCATTGAGCAGCGTGCCGTCTGAACGCGTGAGTTGCGCATTGATCGGGTGGACAGGCCCACGCGGGTCACCGTCCTGCGCCACTCGCTGCAGATGCTTGCCGAACTGATCGGCATTACCCTGCAGACTACGGGCTATTCCGATTGCGAATTCAAGACCGTCGCGCTGCGGCTGGTCGCCATGGCCAGCGCGAGCGATACCTGCCAATGGATCGAGATGTCCGAGGGGACGGTCGACCATCTTCTGGGTTCGCTGCATGAATTCCTGCATCTGCGCTTCGCTGAAACTGACCGAGACTTTTTCACCGGGATGGATCTGTCCCGGGCCCTCGGTCGATCCAGTTAAAGCCAGGTTCAACGCGGTGGCGATGTTGCGCTCCTCAACGGCTTCGTTTCGGCCACCAATCACCCTGTCCACAAAGCCCGGGGTCGGCACATCCGTGTCGACAAGGAACTGATACCTGCGCGCATCCACGTCCTCGCGGAGCCTTTCTCCGTCACGGGTGAAGGCGCGCACAATCGTCAGCTTCACGTTGTCGTCGTAGCTCAGTTGCTGGGTGACTGTGACCTTGCCGTCGGGAGCCGTGCTCTGGATCGCCGTGCCAGTATTGCGGCGCCCCGCGATATCGGCACTCACCAGGTCATTGACCAGTCCCACTTGCAGCCGCTGCTGGGAGCTGTAGTCCAACCGCTCCAGCTGAGCCACGTTGCTCACGCCGGGCGTCTGATCGGCCACCTGGCCTGTTGCGAGCATTCGGATGTAGGCCGCACGCGCATCCGGTTCGCGCAGGTCAAAGTCGGCGGTCTGCAGTTTGGACTGTCCAAGCGCATCCTGGCGACCGGCCATCACGCGCGCAATGCCTAGATCGACGCCCACGCCCTGCAGGGATTCGATTGCCTTGTTGGGCCCGGTAACGACCCGTACATGGTGTTCGTCCAAACGGCTGATCGCGACACCGACCCCCTCCGCTTCAGTGAGCTGGTTCACCGTTGCGATGTGGCGGAACGCCACTTTCAGCTCGCTCTGCTGGAATTGCTGGCTGTCCAGCATCACCCGGCCACCGATCGGCAGCGTGGTCGGGTTGAAAGGGTTCACTCTGGCAGCTTGCTCAGCCGTTGCAGGAGTGGATTTTCCCGCTTCAGGTGCGTTGGTGTCAGGCAGGGAGACGCGATAGCGCACACGGGCACCCACTTGCGACCCGGCTTCAAGCTCGACACCGGCCAGACGCTCTTTGCCCTCGACTTCGGCACGTGCGCCAACTGCAACCGACGCCTCAAGGCTGAACTGGGTGATGCGTTCGCGCTCGATATGGTTCTCGCCTGCCGTGCCCGTTACCTCTGTCACCTTCTTCATCGTGGCGCCTGCAAGAGCCACTTCTGCCTGAGTCTTCTCGATACTACGTCCGGCAACCTTTACAGCGCCGTCTGCGGTCCAGGTCATCGAAGCGCGGTCACCCGGCAGTTTTGCACTGCGCTCAGTGGTAGAGCCGGAGTAAGTGGGGTCGATCGAATCGTCAGGATTGGAGGCCGTCGCAGTCAT